GTAGGCTACTCATCGTCTACAGCCTCCGCTAGCGCAGTGCCAGCTTTCCATGCTTCACCGAAGTCAACCAGACCTTGAGCTCCGACAAGACCTAAGACCATTGTGGTGATCGAGTTAAGTGCTGCCTCATCAAGAGGGGCACCAAGTAAGTTAACAGTTGCTACAAGCAGGATTGCTGCCGTAGTCAGTAACAACTTACGTGACAGAAACTTTTTCATAGCTCTCTCCTTTAGGGGTAAGCCCCTCCAAACATATAAACTCTAGCTAGCCATTTGGCTGTGTCCACGCACATGACGGCAGTTCCCAGCGTTGGGAGCCCTAACTCGTTACCTATGAACAGCGCTGGTCTGAGGTCGGTCACATCCAGGTCTCCCGTGGCATTCTCTCCAACGGAGTTCCAAGTTCGGAGAACAGGCAATGGTCCTATCCAGTTTCCCCATGAGTTCTGGGAGGTGGGGAAGGTATTGGGACCGCCCACTAGCTGGATCGTTATTCCGTCCACGTCTGCAATGCCTAGTGTCCCGGCTCCGTAGGCGTAACTGGCAACACTAGGCCCTGGCAGGGCTGTAGTAAATGATCTCCAGTCAGTAACAGGAGTCCCGGTCCCAAACTCAAGTCTCTGAGAGACATAGCGAGGTTGCGGTGCGGTAGTTAGGTCCGCCACCAGCATGCCTGGAGTGTTCCCCAGGGCAGCAGGGGTGAGGCGCACGCCTTGATTGACGAAGACGGCATTGGTAATAATCCATCCACGCTGTGCTGCTTTAGGGATCGGCGTAGCTGTCCCCGGCACGGAGATAGGATAATGAAAAGGAGTTGCCTTACAAACGACGGCGAGACAATCGTGAGGTAGCAGGGTGCTGCCTGGTCCTGGCGTGAGCGTGACTGCTCCCGACCCATCTTCAAGCTCAAGGACACCGTCCGTAAAGAGGGTTGCCTTGCGGCTCCCGAGAGCACCGGCACCTTGGACTTCCCAGAGAACACCACCCGCCACATTGTGGGTAACATCACCGGGCCCTGGAACATCCCCGGCGAACCCCATGTTCATGAAGTAGAAGTCGTTCCAACTGTCTTGGGTGGGAGCCATGATGCGCTCGTATCCGCTGGTTGGAGTACGTCGAGCCGTTGTAAGAAAGGCCCAAGGGCCTGCTGGTGGAGTGGTGCGGGTGTTACTCATGGTGAGATACCCCTAGACTTAATCCATCTATATTGCCAGTTAGTGATGACGGCGCTAGTGCAGGTTGATCCTGGCGTCTGGTTGTTATGAATCCCCGCGAACGGAGAAAACCCATCGCCACCTGGAACCCAAGTGGGCAGCCAGATTCCTGGTCCCAGAATAAGTATAACCACATTGGGGGTTCCTACGGGAAAGTATGCATTCTCTTGGGGGATCTCCAATGACCACTCAGTTGCGTAGTCGCTGGAGTTCTCTACAAAGGGCTGTAGCCGCGGAGACGCGGGGAAGGTAAGAGGCTGTCCGCTAGGAGGAACCCAGCTATTCGGCCACTTGCCGATGTTGCAGCACCTCTCCCACGTAGCCCCTAAGTTTTTGGCACCTAATCCTACCCAGGACCTGTCACTATAGATGCCTCCACCTGCATACGGAAGGCCACTTCTATAGCCGTAGTGACCTAAGATAATGGAGGTATCCTGGTCCGCAACAGGGGTGCCCCCTCCGGTTCCTTGAATCATCCCTGCCACTTCAGGCTGTCGCCACACTAGAGAACGCACGTTCGACGGTCCTATTTCGGGTGGGTAAACCATGCGCTGGACGATGTCTACGCCTGCGCTAGATGTGGACTCCTTCGCAGTGAGCCGAAGCCCGATGCCGCTAAACACCGGGTCGTAGACACCTGAGGTAGTAGAGACATCATAGATCGCTGTGCTCGTGCCTGTTGTATCCACGAACTCAAGTTCACCACTCTTCCAAAGAGTAATGTGCTTCTCCGCTCCCACAGGCTGAGGGTTCTGACCCACTCTCCAGTGAGACCCCGCAGGCTGCGTAAGCTCTGGAGTGGCAGGGTTGGGCACACCGAAAGCCTCTGTCCCCGGCGTGAAGGGAATGGTCAGGTTTATCCCAGCAGGCTTGTCATCAGCGAAGCCCAAGTTCATGAAGTAGAAGTCCTTCCAGCTATCGTCAGCCATCCTTACTACAGGAATCCATGTGTCATCGCTAGGCGTAACTCTTGTTACACGCTGGTTCGGTGACGTTCGGTATGGATGTCTGGGAGCAGGAATGGGCATTAAGCACAGGCCTCGAAGTCGATGCTCAAGTTGATAGTATCGACGGCAGCATTGTTGGTTGTCACAGCGATATAAAGAACAGGCAACGGCTCGCTGGTTGCTGGGTCGATAATGGTATCGGCGATCTCGAAGACGTCCTCCAGGCTGTCGATGTTGGTCGGAGTTAGGGCATAGGCCAGGATTACCGGGAGCCCGGTACTCACACCCGTCTGCTCACGCACCTGAAGGGCGATCTGTGTACCGACTGAGCCTGCGGCGAACTCTGCTCGGACACGCCTGATTCGGCCTTCTGCCGGGCACGTGAACTGCGCCTCGGTGTAAGCGGCGTTGCTTGCTGTTACGCTCCCGGTCGTTCGGGAATATATCTGTACGACTTGTTCTCTACCCATCAGACTCTCCTAGCTAAAATATGTACCGTGGATGCGACGCTCTTTCCGAAGCTCTTAACTCGCAATGCGCCGCCAGCGCTGACACGCCGAGACCCAGAGGTGAGCCTGCTACTCCGTACAATATCATCTTCTTTTTTATTGTTAAACTCCATCTTGTCAGAGATGGTTCCTTTTCCGTTGAAGACTTGGACGTAATCGCTTGCCGCCCCGAGCGCTTTGCGCTTAACAGCCCATGCGTCCACCACCTCGACATCGAAGGAGAAAGGCCCTATTTGGTGCGTGCCCGCCTCTTCCACGTCCACCGAAAACAGGAACGGCGACGGAGCCACGAGCTGCGGCGCTGAAGAATCGAAATCAAATGAGATTACTCCCGAGTCAATCACGGTTCCGATGCGCCTTGTCACCATACCTTCCCCGGTAGAGAAGGCAAAACCTCCAGGTTCACCAAGAAAAACAGGTGCCCCTACCTCAGAGCCTTGGGTGTCCAAGCCTTTCACGATCCTCCAGGGTTGAATCCAGAGAGCTCGCTTCTCAGCCCCTGCAGTCCGTGCGATAAACAGTCGCCCTGTTGCTAGCTCTTCAGATGAGGCGCAGGCCCTGCGAACGAGAGCCACGTCTCCGGTGTACCCACAGATGAGGACGACGTCGTCCATCTCGATGTCTTCTTCTGCGAGGACCCTCAGGGTCTCGTAGGGGTTTTGGTCCTTTATCGGAATAACTCCAGGTGCGATTCTTGCCATGTCACTTCTCCCTTTTAAACTCTTTTGCGATGCGTGTGCGACGGAGCGCCTCTTCGCGGCGCACCTCCTGCTCTACAGACTGCTTGGCTTCTCTGACGCCGAATGTCAAATCCCTGAAGGGATCTTTGTACCGTGGCTGCAGTCCCAACAAGGTGAGGAGCATCAGCTCGACTCCCTTCCCCGTGTCCTTTTCCCAGCCAGGATTGACGTAGGCTGAGACGTGGTGAGGAATCTGCGTTCCGATCATAGGGATAGCCCGGACAGTGTTGAGGATAAGCTTGTTCTGGCCGGATAGGTACAGGCGCTGGTCTTCGTCGGTCTCGATGGTTCCACCTGCACCCAGGCGCTTGAGAGCGATCACCTCGCCAGGCCGCAGGTAGGCGCGTCCGCCGCCAACGTAGTGGGTTCCGCGCGACATGCTTTTGAAATACAACTCCAGCATGCGGCCAATAACCGGCATCCCGAGCCCTGCGATGGGCTCCGTCACGGCCTTCGAGACGACGCCCTCTGACACTGGTACGCCTGCCGCAGCAGCCATGACTGAAGTCATGCCGACAGTGAGCCCTAGCATCATGTTGGTCAGGTCGAGCGGCGTAAAGGGCGGCAGGAGAACATCCTTGTACGGGCGGTCGAGCCCCCATTTCTTCTGGTAGGCCTTGTCATAGTCCTCGATTGGGCGCGACCACCATTGCGGTCTGGCCTGCTGCCACCAGAAGCGCATGTCCCTGAGAGCAGCGTCGCGGTACTCTTCGTCGCTCTGCGCTTGGTGCTGGTCTCCCATTCCTTCGTACCAGTAGTTGATCTTGGGAGGTGCCTTGACGGCTTGGCCCATCTGGCGCACCCGGGCGATTGAGCGCGTTGGGCGAATCAGAGCTCGGCTAATCGACTTAGCTGACGGCGCAGTGAATGCCTCGGATAACACCTCGAAGGAACGAATGGCAGCCAAGCGGTAGAAGCGGTAGAAGGTAGCAATCTGAGGAAGAAGCAACGTCTGCTCTGCCTGAGAGAACGGAGCCTTCCAGTCGTACAAAGCTTTATGCAGGGCTTCGCGCGCCTGGTCCCTGGTCTTTCCCTTGTGCAGCATCTCTAGGTAGAAGGCCACCCGCTGGCGCTGCTGTACGAATGTGGCGTGTTGGATGATTTTATTCTGCCAGGACGAGAGACCTTCGCCTCCCTTCACCCAGTTAAAGAACGGCTCGCTGTCTCCCACTCCCTTTTTGAGGATGTTCTTTTTTACGCTTTCGGTAATGAAGGTGTCGAGCACACCATCTTTGGCCATCCAGTCTCTTACCTCTTTCACGCTCGCCATGGTTCCGTCGCCCAGCCGAATGAGTTCGTCGCCTTCTTTACGATAGAACTTGGCCAGGTTGGGGTTGAACATGGCGTTCATCCATGTACCTAAGACAGGAACCCCTTCGTTGGCTTCCGAGAACTTAAGCAGCGCTGCCTGGACTTGGCGGCCGTAGGGCAGGTTAGTCGGTAGATTCTGAAAGCTAAGTTTAGCAGCCGTGCTCAGGCCTGCAACTTCCCACATCTGAGAGAAGTCTCCGAAGACATTGTTGTTCCAGTATCTGGGGTTAGGGACGATTATGCCCGTAGTCAGTGAGCCTCGATAGAGCTGCAGGTATTTTAGCAGTGCCTGCCCAGGGCCGGTGCTCATGATGTCCGAGGGTTTCTCGGAGCGGATAGCAAGGCTCTTAACGATATTGCCCATGCGCGCGTTGATGGCGTCGTAGAGCTTGGTTGGCACGTGGACTGCCACGCCTTCCGAAGTGGTGGTTAGATGTACGAACTCGTCGATGGTCTTGCCCATCCCTTTCACGGCTCGGTACTCTGTCTGGAGAAAGGGCTTGCCCCACTCTGCGAACGAGTCCAATGTCCGCTGGACGCCTCCTGTGATATCCTTCGCCTCGCCTCGAATGAGACGGTTCATGTCGGCCGCTAAGTCAGGAGGCATCCCTCCGATAGTCTTCACGACAGCATTGCCTGAGGCGTCCAATACGGCTGCGTGCGCCAGGGCCTGGGTAGCAAAAGACCAAGCCTTGTTGTCCTGCATGGTCGCGCTGCCTAAGCCGCCAAACTGGACCTCTCCTCTCATCCTTCCTTTCCTGAAGCGGGGGTCTAGCCCTGCCACGGCGTCACGCGGAGACATCGCGTAAGGAGGCTTCGCTCCGAGCCTGATGGCGTCTAGCTGGCCAGGGCCTACACCACTGGCGGTTATGGCCTTAAGGTCCTTCATGAGGGAGGTAAGAGAGAACTCTTGACGCGTCCCGGCAGCCACCTCGTCGAACTGCGTCTTTAAAAGAAGGGCTGTTACGTCTTCAAGAAAGCTTGCATACTTAGGGTCGGTAGGTTTGTGGTCATCAATCCAGGCTCGGGAAAGGGCTGACAGGGCGTCTGAGTCCCGGCCGGGAGCCTTAGCC